GTATAGTGCCTTTTTCTAAGTACAGCCCTAAACAAAAAAAGTTAGCAAGGGTTGCAGCACCTAGAAATAAAATTACTGCTGCTGATCTTAAAACTATACGAGGAAAGAAGAGTGGTGGAACTGTTACGAAGTCCAGAGTTAATGAGGCAGGTAATTATACAAAACCAGCTATGCGTAAAAGATTATTTGAATCAATTAAGTCGGGCAGTAAGGGCGGTAAACCCGGTCAGTGGTCAGCTAGAAAAGCACAGATGCTGGCGCAACAATACAAGAAAAAGGGTGGGGGATATAAAAGCTAATGGCACTTGCAAAGTCACAGAAAAGCCTAAAGAACTGGACAAAGCAAAAGTGGAGAACGAAATCAGGCAAACCATCTACACAAGGTCCAAAGGCTACGGGGGAAAGATATCTACCAGAGAAAGCAATCAAATCTCTCTCTTCGTCTGAGTATGCTGCTACAACTGCTGCGAAAAGAAAAGGAACTAAACAAGGTAAACAGTTTGTGGCCCAACCTAAGACTGTTGCTAAAAAAACTAAAGTTTATCGAAAGAAGGGCGGCTCTGTGGCTACAAAAAGAAAAAGCACTGGTAAGGGAATGAAGGGTCATACTATTAGTGGGGGACAAAAGCGTCCCACTAAGCAAGGCGCAGGTATGACTGAAAAGGGTGTGGCTAAATACCGCAGAGAAAATCCCGGTAGTAAATTACAGACTGCTGTAACTGAATCTAATCCTACAGGTAAACGAGCCGCACGCAGAAAAAGTTATTGTGCTAGGTCTGCAGGACAAATGAAGCAGTTTCCCAAAGCTGCTAAAAATCCTAACTCTAGATTACGTCAAGCTAGAAAAAGGTGGAAATGTTAATGGCTATTAACAGATCAAAAATATCTCAACAGATATCTAAACCTCCTCAAAAGAAAAAGTCTAAGAAAAGAATTAAAAGGAAATAGTAAATGGCTACAAGTGGTACATTTAATTTTTCATTAGAAATTGATGACGTAATCCAAGAGGCCACAGAGATGATTGGTGGTGAGCAGACGCTTGGGCATGAGCCAGCTTCTGCAAGACGTTCTCTTAATCTAATGCTTAAAGACTGGCAGAACAGAGGTATTCTACTTTGGTCAACAGAAGCCTCTGCAATTACTGTTACTGCTAGTGTGTCTTCTTATGAGTTAAGTGATTCAACCATTGATGCTCTTCAAGTAATTGTAAACAGAGATAATACTGATTTACCTTTAACAAGAATTTCATATGAAGAATATTTGCAGATACCACAGAAGGGTCAAACAGGTAGAGCTACTCAATATTCTATTAAAAGAAACAGAGACAATCCAACTCTGTTTATTTGGCCTATACCAGAAAACTCAACTGATGTTTTAAAAGTTGAAAAGATTAGTGAGTTACAAGATATTAATAAATCAGCTGGACAGAATGCAGATGTTCCAAAAAGGTTCTTGCCTTGTTTATCTGCTGGTCTAGCTTTTTATATGTCTATTAAACGTCCCGGTGTTGATGCTGGTAAGATTACATTTCTTAAACAAAATTATGAGGAATTATTAGAAAGGGCCTTGACAGAAGACTCTGAACGTGCTAGTATCTTTTTTAAGCCTAAGCTTAGAGCAGTTTAATGGCTACCGATAAAAGAGCTATAGCAATATGTGATATATGTGGATTTCAATATCCGCATAGAGTTTTAAAAAAGAATAGTTACGGTTTGATGGTATGCCCTACAGATTATGAAGGGTCTTACGATTTAAAAAATCATCCACAAAATAAGACACCTAATGTAAAGGATGATGAAAGAGTTAGAGATGCAAGACCTGCCTCTATAGCTGAGAGAAATAGTTTATGGGAATCTGCTACGTCTGATTGGGAAGACACAAACCAAGATTGGAATATGATTTAATGGCTACATTAACTGGAAAACAAATTGCTAATTCCTATAAGCAGTTATTGCAGATAGGATCAAATAATACTGGGGTATCTGTTGCATTACAGACTGTTCAAGATGGTAATGGTTCAAATACTGCTTTACAGTTAAGTAATTCTACTGTTAATGTTAATGGGACATTTGCACTAAACGGTGTTAACTTAACTGCTGATGCATCTGCTTTAAATGCCATTACTGATCTTACGGGTATTACCGGCATAGTTGCTATGAATGCTGGTTCTGCTTTAGGCAGAACTTTAACAGCTGGTGCTGGAATAACAATAAGTAATGCAGATGGTACTGCAGGTAATCCTACTATTGCTGTAAGTTTAGAAGATACAACAATTAATGTTGCTAAAGTATCTGCTTCTATTGCTACATTTAATAGTATTGTTAGCGCAGGATTCTTTGTAGGTGATGGTTCAGGTCTTATAAATGTTCCATCTGCCGAAGGTGGTACTGTTAAATTTATTGAAGCAGGTACTGGTATTAAGATTACAGTTGATGGTGCAGTATCAAGTTCAATACCTGTAAGTGGTACAATCCTTGTTTCTGCAGACCAAAACTTTGGTACAGTTTCAGTTAGTACTGCTATCGTCGCAACAGGATCAGCATTGTTTGGAACTTTAAGTGCAACAAACATTGATGCAGATGAGCTTTTAATAGCAGGAGTATCGGCAGCTAATGTAACTGAAGTTGCTGCAGTATCGGCATTAACACAGACAAACCTTGATTCAATTACCAGTATTAATACTGTAGTTGCAAATGTTTCAGCACTTACTTCAGTTAATGCTGCAGCTATTACAAGCATTAATACTGTAGTTGATAATCTTGATTTTGCAACAAGTGCTGAACTTGCTGCAGTATCTGTATTAACGCAAACAAATCTTGATTCAATTACCAGTATTAATACTGTAGTTGCAAATGTTTCAGCACTTACTTCAGTTAATGCTGCAGCTATTACCAGTATTAATACTGTAGTTGCAAATGTTTCTGCGCTTACATCTGTAAATACTGCGGCAATAACCAGTGTTAATACAGTTATTACAAACTTATCTGCTACACTAGCTACAAGTATTGGAAATACTAACTCTGCTGTAACAAGTGTTAATACAGTCATTACAAATCTATCAGCAACATTAGCAACAAGCATTGCAAACCATTTACCTCTTGCTGGTGGTACACTAACTGGTACAGTAAGCGGTACAGACTTTTATGTAAGTGCGGTTGCTATTGGAGTGGATGCACTTCTAGGAAAAGAACTTCGTATTGGTACTGCTGCTGTAGCAGACATTGTAAGTCTTACAGATGCAGCAAGTATCGCAGTTGACTTTAATACAGGACAGAACTTTGCAATTACACTGGCAGGTAACAGAACATTAGAAAACCCAACCAATTGTGTTGCAGGTCAGGTAGGAAGCATCTTTATTGTACAGGACGGTACAGGATCAAGAACACTTGCCTTTGGATCAAACTGGGATTTTCCTGAGGGCACTGCTCCTGTTATTTCTACTTCTATCAATGCAGTAGATAGGTTAGACTATATTGTACACACATCTACAGATGTTCACGGTTTAGTAACAAAGGCATATTCATAAATGGTATTTAATAATAATCTTCTTTTAGGTGCAGGTGGACAGAGTACAGGTCCAGCACCATTTGATCCAACGCTGATTGGTAATTCTGTTTGGTTTGACGGTTCTGCCGACTATATGGACAAAACTTTTTCATCAGGTTCTGCTCAATCAAGAATTGTTTATGCTTGTTGGTTACAAAGAAATGATTTTAGCAGATTGCAAAGTATTTTTACGGCAGACAAAAGCGGTAGAGCGGATCGTTTTGGTTTCCAAGCTGATGATACAATAGATATTCATCTTGAGCAAAACGGTGGATCAACAATTATCTATTCCACTAGTCAGGTCTTTAGAGATACAGGCTGGTATCATTTTATACTGTCAATTGATCTTAATGTTGCACAAGCCAGTGCTGTACAACTTTATGTGAATGGTGTTCAAAATGACGTTACAGTTACATTTGGTCCATCTGCTGGCGCTTTATCAACTATGGATTCATTCGGCAACGCTGCGAGACATGCGATTGGCAAACGAAGTGCTGCAAGCGATAGATTTTCAAATACATATCAAACGCAGTGTACACTTTTAGTGGGACAGTCTATTCAAAATGGTGATGTAGCTGTTACTGATATTTTAGATGCCTTTACCTTTGGTACTAATGGTTCACAGTTTACTCCTAAGTCAGACGCTGCTATAGCTGCTCTTGCATCCACAGCAGGAGGAAATAGTTTCTGTCTTGACTTTGCAGATAGTGCTGATCTGGGAAATGATATTAGCTCTAACGCTAATGATTTCACTCCTAATAGTATGAGCAGTGCTAATCAGTCAATAAATACACCTAGTAAATACTATCCAAAAGTTTCTAATATTGGTATTCCTAGCGGAGATACTGCTGCAAACTATACCATGGACAGAGGTAGTAACCGTATGGTCTACAGCGGTGCTGACCAGGGCTACAAAGGTTTAATTTCCACACAACTTATACAGCCAGATGATTCCCCTATTTACTGGGAATATTATTTAGAAAGCGGTTCTGTTGGTGGCGCAAGCGGTGGCAGAGTTAGTGTTGGACTATGTGTACCAAATTTTAATGTGGGGATTGGCGCTTTTTCTGGAGCAGGGGGTAACAACCCATCAAATCTTAGGGGCGAAATCTATGATAATGGTTCACAAGGAGCAACCACTGGAAGTACACTTATTGGTGTAGGGGATATTCAAAATCTTGCTTATGAACCATCAACAGGAAAAATCTGGTTTGGTGTAAACGGTACTTGGAATAATGGATCAGAAGCTGCATCAACAACTTTAAATCCTTCTGGGCATGATTATCAAGCAACCGTGCAAGATTATGTGTTCTTTATTTCTGCTGCTAGGTCTACAGATATTGGTGTTTTAAATTTTGGTGACAATCCTAGCATGTCTGGCAACATAACTGCTGGAACAGAAACTGATGCAAATGGGCATGGTCTTTTTAAGTATGCTGTACCATCTGGATTTTTTGCTCCTGTTTCTGCCAATCTTACTGCACCAGACTATCAAGGTATAGATTACTTTGATGCTACTCTCTACGAAGGTAATGGCACTGGTCAAAGAGTAGGAGACTTTGTACCGTTTACAGATGCCTTTAATGTAGCTAACTCTGCAATGTTTCAGCATGATGAAGCAAGAGCATTGAGTAGAACTATCGGCACTCCCTCTTCTACTGGTGGTAAGAAAGGTACATGGTCAACTTGGTTCAAGACAGCTAATATTGATACTGATAATATATTCTTTGATACCGGCACAACTGCAACTAATCGTTTTAGTTTACAAATGGATGCTAGTGGTCAGATATCTTTTGTACATGGAGCGGGTATTACTATTTTAAAAACTAGCGCTGATTTAAAAGGTGGGGATTTATGGAGAAATCTTGTTCTTAAAGTTGACACAAGTCTCGCAACTGCTGCTGACAGAGCAATAATGTACATTGATGGTGTAGAGGTAACGTCCTTTGCAACAGATAATAGAGCAAGTTTACCACAAGATAGTGAACTAGGTTATATGGATTCTGGTGCTACTCAATTTGTGGGTAGTTATGATGGTGTTACTGCAAATCAGTGGGATGGTTACCTTGCAGAAACAATTTTTCTAGATAATCAATTCCTAAGTGCTGACTCGTTTGGACAACTAGATACTAGTACTAACAAGTGGGTACCTAAAGATGTTTCTGGTTTAACTTTCGGTGATCAAGGTTTTTATCTTAAATACGAAAATAGTCCTACAAACATAGCAGCAGGTGAGACAGGTCTAAAATCAGATGACCTAGATGTAGGTGCAGTTTCTTTACTAACAGATGGTACTCAATACGGTTCTTGGAATGCAGGTTCTAACCTTGTATATCAAAATGCTAATTCTACTACTAAATCATGGTGGGGAGTAGATTTTGGAAGTGGAGTTACAAAAACAATTAAATCTGCTACAATTTTTGGAAACCAACCGGGAGATGGTTCTTCTGCTGGGTTTACCTCTGTCTCTGGTGCAGTGACATGGACACTTTTTGGAAGTAACTCTGCTCAAGCAACAAGTGATAATGACCTTTCTTCCTTAACAAGTTTAGGTACAGCCTCTGTTGCAGATGGTATTAGCAAAGGAGCATCAGTTACCATAGATGCTAGTAGCAATACTACAGCATTTAGGTATTTCTATGTACAGATGAATACAACTGCAAATCTTCGTAGATTGTTAGGAGAGATACAACTTTATGAAACATCAGGTGGTGGAATAACTAATGATAGTTCTGGACAAAATAATGATTTCGTAGCTTTAGGTGCTTGGACATCATCAGATCAGTTTACAGATACACCTACTAACAATGTTTTTACTTTTGCTACAGATGGTACTGGTACAATAAGTGAAGGTAATACTAGAGTAGATTTAAACGATATTGTATATGGATTACGTCCAACTATAGCAAATTTTTCAAGTACTGGAAAATTTTACGGTGAGTTCCTTGTCAATGCAGTAAGTGGCAGTACCGTTGGTATAGGATTTGCTACAGACATAGCATCTCAAGATACAACAAATCCAGCAACAACCCCTAACAACGACAGTAGAAACTTTTTACTACAATTATCTGATGGTAATAAAATTAATGGCGATAGTACTGGTGTATCGTATGGCAGTGGTATCAGTGCAGGTCAGACTGTAATGTGGGCATTTGATGCTGCTACAAGAAAAATTTGGTTTGGTTCAGAAGGAACTTTTTTTGCTTCTGGTGATCCAGCGGCAGGAACTAATGAGGCTTTTATACTTCCCAACACAGGCACTGTAACTCTTGTTGTGTATGATGGGTCTAATGCTAGGACAGCTAATCTAACAATGCGTAATGCAACTGCTGCTTTTGAGCATACAGCACCAACAGGCTTTACCCCCTTTACTCAAGACAACCTAGACGACACTGCATCCAAGATTACAGCTTGGGCATGGATTAAGAATAGAGATGCTACTGACAACCATATGCTATTTGATAGAGTCAGAGGTGTGGGTAAAGATATGCACTCTAATGATACAGCCGCTGAAGTAACTAATGCCAACACAGTTCAAAGATTTCTCCAAAGAGGTGTACAGATTGGTAGTGATGTAGAGGTAAACACTGCTAATGAAAGCTATGTTCTTTGGCAATGGTTATTAGGTAATTCTGCTACTACTGGTTCTGCAAACACAGATGGCTCTATAACTTCAACTGTTATTGCAGCAGATGCAGGTCATTTTTCGATTTGCACGTATACTGGCACAGGTGCTAATGCAACAATCGGGCATGGTCTGAGTGGTGCGCCGGAATTAGTCATAGTTAAGAATACCAACGATAACCGAGCATGGCGTGTCTTAGAAACGGTAATTAATGGCGGCACTCATTATTTAACGCTTAACACAACCGCTGCGTCTACAGC